CATGTAACCGCTAAAGCCGCTGTAACCAGAAATACCGCTAAAGCCCATGTAACCGGAATACCCAGAAAAACCTGAGTAACCAGAAGTACCAGAGTAGCCCATATCGCCACTATAACCAGATATACCTGAACTACCGCTAAAACCTGAATAACCAGAAGTACTGTTACCGGAGTAACCAGAAATACCTTGATCTCCTTGCGCGCCTTGAGGGCCTGTCAAACCACTATAACCAGAAGCACCGTCTTTACCATCTGAACCTAAAGTGAAATTGGTTACAAATCTACTATAATGATTTGTACCTAAGTACCAATATGTAATATCAACACCACCACCAGCATTAGGATCTGAAGTATCTGTAGTTTGACCAAATACGCTTATCTTAATTCTATCTGTTAAGCTTAAAGGTATTGGGGTATCAATATAATATGATGTTCTCTGGAATGTCGGTGTAGGTGTTCTTGTTAAAGCATCACCTGTTACCGAGAACAACATTGTTTCGTTGTTACTTGGGTCTACCTTATATACAGCGTAAGTTAAGTGTGTATTAACGCCTGAGTCCATTGCATGTGGACCAGACATTGAATAATATGAATCAAAGTACCAAGTACCAGTATTAATTAACGACTTATTAGGAGAACCTGTAAGCGTAATTGTATATAATATTGGAGCAGGGTTTTGAAGGTAATTAAAATAACCGGAATCATCTGCAGCTTCAGCAGCATCTTGAGGCTCTGGAGTTAAAAATACATCGTTTGGTACGTCTGCAGCAATATTAGTTGGGTATAATATTAGACCAACAACAGACTGACCGGAGTAACCAGACTTACCACTATAACCAGATAAACCTAAACCTGAAAAACCAGAATAACCACTAGCACCGCTTATACCACTAAAACCAGAAGTACCAGAATCTCCCTGTGCACCAGTAGCACCTTGCGCGCCGTTGGTGCCATTAAGGCCATTAAGACCGGAATAACCTGAAGTGCCGATTTCACCTTGCGGGCCAGTGGGGCCCTGAGGTCCCATGTCGCCTTGTGCACCAGGGGGGCCTCCTGCAGATAAAGCAGAAATCGCTATTGAATAGGTTGTATACGAGCCATCATTATTGACTTGCTCCAAGAACGTAAGATCGTTCGTTGTAATGTTTGGAGCCTGGGAAAGTTCGTGAGGAAATACAATAGACGGTACTACATTGCTTCCGGCTGTAGTTGTTGCACCCGAAACACCATAATCATTAAGTGCGGATAATTCGTTTACATATACTATAGTGGGGTATTGCGGAACCGGCATATTATATTATATTTAATTGTTTGTACTCGGAAAACCGAGATAAGTTAGCGGTCTTCCTTCAACACCAGCGGCACTAGCTGCTGGGTGCAATAAATTACCACCATATAGATCAACTAATGTAATATTACTTTCATAAGAACCGTATACACCAGTATCTGGTTTACCTACTGTACCACTATTACCACTATAACTTAAATATCCAGATAACGGTGCATTATGGTTAGTTGTGTAGTTATATACAGTATTTTTTGTAAGATGGTCAACATTTTGTGGATATGCTTTATTGTCAATAACACGAGCATTAAATCCGTTATTACCTATATCAAGTGGTACCAAGCCATCTGCTTTATTGTCAAATACTTGATCGCTAAAGTTTTCTCGTGGGGCATTAGGTTCAAATGTGTAATCATAACGCTTACCCTTAATCGTCCATATATAATGACCTAATAGTTGATTACGATCTCCACCTTTTTGATCAACACGCTCTGTTATTTCAAATATTTGACCCGATCTACCATTTGGTCTTGTTGCACCATACTCAACTAACTCTATTACATCCCCTGCTTTAGGTTCAAAATTGTATTGAGAAGTTACACCGCTTAATGATGAAGTAGAAAGAGCATTTGTAAACGTATCAATAGAAATAACACCGGTTATATCAGCTTCTCCTTGCAATCCAAACTTACTCAATATAATACTATCATTATTAAGAGTTATTGCCATTACTAGATTAAATGGCGGTAAGAATCCAGCTAGAGGCTGTTCTCCATAGAAGAAGTCGTGACCGGAAAGAGTATAGTTATTAACATAATAATATACAAGCATACCGTATTGGCTTATTTGCTCGTTCCACCAGTTATTAAATAACTGGATTTCATACGCATTAGTTGTAATATCTAAATAACGCAAGTTTCCTATATTGCAGGATGCTGCTCCAGGTATATTTGTTCCTATTGGGTTGGTAGTTCCTGGTGGCACGTACGGACCGGTATCCACACAATATTGCGATATTGACATAAAAATATTTACGAAAAGTATAGAATTAATCTGTAATATACTAAATAATATTATAATGAGCAAATTAAAGAACTTATCCGATCTGGACTCTCTATATAGTATGGTCCAAGAAAATGCTGCTAAAATGCCAGCTATTCAAACTAGCAATAAGCAGCCTGATATTCTTTTAACAGACGCTTCAATGTACTTACCTACATCTTCAAAGCAAGAAGCTCTTAATGAAAACGCCCCTAAAGTAGGAGAAGGTTTTGGTAAGAAAGAAGAAAAGCTAGCTAAAGGTACAGGTCCTGATGCAGCTGAAGGCTTTAAGAAGAACGAAGCTAAAGAAAAACAAGAAGCAGCTAAAGAAACAAAGCAAGAAGAAGGAGATATGGAAGCTGCAGAAAAGAATGAAGAAGCTCCTGAAAAAGAAAAAGTAGAGGAGGCTGTAGATTCTAGTTCCAGAACTCCTAAATATAATAAACAACATTTTACTATGCCTAAATCAAAATTCCAAAAACTATATGAGGACGCAGTTAATGGCGTGCCTTTCGTTGCTCAAGAAGAAGAACAAATCGCTCCAGTCGAGCCAGCTGCTGATCATGAAGAACCAGCAATGGGTGGTCCTGAGGGTGATGAAGGTGAAGAAGCATGCTGCACACACGAAGAAGCTATCGAAATGGTAGAAAAACTTTTAAAGTTCCTTAAGAAGGATACAGCATATGATAAAGAACATGGTGATTTAGGTGATGAAGATCAAGCATTCACCGGTGGCGGTGATGGAGACGGTGCAATGGGAGAAGCTGTTGAAGCTGAAGACCTAGGTCACCCACTCGAAGGTGCTAAATCAGAAGAACTTAAAGATGGTCACAAGATTCACAAAGTCGGTGGTTCTGGCGTAACTAAAGTTAAAGGCGCTGCTTCAGAGCAGGGTGCAAGCTTTAAGAACGAGCCAGCTCCTAAGAAAGAAAAAGAATCAGCTCATTTAAAAGACGGTCACAAATTACATACAGTAGGTAATCTTACACCTGATAAAGGTGAAAGTAACGCCTTTACTAAATAAGTTTCAGGCATAGACAATTCACAAAGCCCTTAGTAATAAGGGCTTTTTTTATGGCTGCTTAATAAGGTCTATCGTTTATAAACCTTTTATCTAACATAGCCGCAGCAGGACTACCATGAGGCAATCTCCAGCCCTGTTCAAACAGTTCATCCATATCAGGGTTGCTATTGCTTGGTCCTTGAGATATGATAACAGGGTTACGAGCAGTAACATCTGGTTCTTTATTTTTACTAAACTTATTATACATTTCAGAAGGCTTTGGCATACTAACTACAAACGGGTCCCAGTTATTAGGTATCATGTGTAATGGTCTACCATTGCTGTCTTGTTGGGTAACCTCGTAAAACTGTTCTACCACTTTAGGGTCTAGTATAAACATTGCCCATATAAGAGCTTCTACTCTATCATCCAAGTACTTGTCAGATTGCTTCTTCCATACCCCATTAGCTTGACGTATATAGGTTTTAAATTCTTCTATAGTGGCTTTATCATACAACTTAACACACCTTAGTACGTTCATCCAGTATCTAAAGTTAGCCATGGAGTTGAACTTACTATTAGTATGGGAATAAACACCTAAACGGTTATCTTTTTCTACTTTTTCAGTAAACGAACCCATACTTGGAGTATACTTTACTATATTAGGATATTGATGAGTATTAACTAATGCATCTACTACTGAAGCACCGCAGTTGTTACGCTCTACTAATAATGGAGGGTTACCCCATTGACCGGCTATTTCTACGAGCTTCCCAGTAAAGTTAAATGGGTCTAGTTTGTTATTAGCATATGTAGCTACTTGTTCTATGTTAGTTAAATCAGTAACATCCACTACTTGTATAGTAGAGTTAGCTCTACCTATACCCTCGCCAACGTCAACCCCTATACTATAAAAATGTCCATCAATATGATCTTTATAAATTTTAAATGTACCGTCATCATCTTCATAGACGGGTTCTGGGGCATTACTAGTTAATTCATCTAACTGGTCTTTATCGAAAATATTTTCACCAGCAGCTCTAAACTCGTTACCATACTCTTGATTAAAGGACTCCTCGGAACCAAGAGCTCTCATAGTCATTTCTTTCCATTTGTCATCTCTACCTGGAACCTCGTGCCAATCTACTCGCTCGTGGTGCCAACCGTTTTTACCCGCTACTGCATCTGTATAGGTGTTAAAGAAAAGATTACCTACACCATTAGGAGTAGATAACATAAAGATTTTAGACTTTTTAGAGGACGAAATGACAGGGAATACTGACTCCCAAAAGTCATCCATAAACTCTGATGGGATAAATGCAGCTTCGTCCAAGAGTAGGCAGTTAATAGACTCACCTCTAGCAGCATCAGACGTTGTAGTACTAAT